GCATAATTTTTTCTTAGTGCTTTACTTTGGTCTTCTGAAGGTATTCTTCGTTGATCTTCTGGAGTATCAGCATCACTTGGTACATAATGAACACCACCTTTAGTATTATATGATGTTTTTATCCATGTTTCACCAGAATGGTATTGGTCTATAAAATCTTGTTGTGCAACAATGACTTCAACTACTTTTCCATCTACTACTTTTGCATAATGACCCATAATTATTAACCTTGAAATTGATATCTAAAAATCACAACACCAGAGCCACCATTGCCAGTAAGTCTGTTACCTTCATGGTCTCTAGTTCCACCTGTTCCTGAACCAGTATTAGCAGTTGCAGAAGCAGAACCATTAGCACTACTGCCTCCTGCTGAAGCACCTCCGCCTCCACTACCTCCACCACTAAATGTACCACCACCTCCTCCTCCTGCTCTCGCAACAGAAGAACCAGTTATTGATGATGATGTAGCACCACCTCCATTGGAGTTGCCACCACCTCCTGCAGAGCCTCCACCTCCACCACCAGATAGATCTGCTCTATTACTACCACTACCACCATTGTTTCCTTGACCACTAACTCCACTTCCACCAGACGAACTAGGAGCAGAACCTCCTCCACCAGATCCACCATTTCTTCCTGGCTTATTAGAGTTATTTAATCTTCCACCTCCACCACCTCCACCAGTGTTTGAGATGCCAAAACCAGATGAAGCACTACCACTTCCACCTGCCGTTCTTGCACTTGTTGACCTTACTCCACCACCACCACCACCGATGGTTACTGCATAATTTGTCGCAGAAAAACTTTGTCCACTTGCAGTTCTATAGCCTCCTGCTCCGCCACCACCACCAGTGTGTTGACCTCCAGCACCACCACCTGCAATGACTAGATATTCAAGAGTTGCACCTTGATTACCTACTGTAGATACAGAGAATGTTCCAGATGAATTAAAGGTGTGAACTTTAAAGTTACCATCAGTTGTAATACTGTTACCACCAGTTGCAGAGGCATAAACTGCATTTTCTGAACCTCTAAAATCACCCATTTGCAAAGCACCAGAGGTAGGTATATTACCATTATTACCACTTGTTCCAGAAGGTGTATTACTTCCTCCTGCATAATATTCACTCATACTTATGGGATTTGAGCCACCAAATTCTGTTTGTATGGCTGACATTGCTATTGAGCCAGATGATGGAATTGCCATTTACTACCCCTTTTTAAGTTCGTCTATTTCTGCTTTTAATTCTTTAATTGATTCTATCAATACTGCACATATTTTACCATAATCAACTGATTTAGTTTGCATTTCATCATCTGCCGTAAGAACCACTTCTGGTAAAATAGCTTCCATATCTTGTGCTAATACACCAACTTGTTCTCTAGCATTATCTACATCATTTCTTTTATAATATACACCTTGCATTTGCATAATTTTTGGCAAAGCATTTGTTATAGGTTCTATATCTGTTTTAAGTCTTTTATCAGAAAAGGCAGTTACATCATTATTAAAAGTCGCCGCTCCTGCACCAGACATATCAAGTGTAAGGGCAGTTATAGTAGAGCCACCATCATTGCCTTTAAAAACAATATCTTCGTCTTGAATTTTTGATTCAATTAGTAGGTCATTAGATGAATTTGCAATTGTACCAAAATGTTGACCATTATTTTTTAATAATATATCACTTCCAAATACATCAATAATTAAATCACCACCTAAATCAAAAGTTAAATCTCCGGCATCAGTTATTGTTGAACCATTTATTGTTATGTCATCAACTGTAAGTTGACCACCTGTAATAGTACCTGTAGTTGTAATGGCAGAAGAACCATTATCTATAGAACCAAATCCAGATGTTATTGAACCAGCATTTAATGCTCCAGTTGTAACAATAGAACTTGAACCTGCTACTGGACTTAATACAGAAGCTATTGCAGTTCCACCAATTGTTATTGCATCTGCTTCTAATGTTCCATCTATATCTGCATCTCCAGAAACATCTAATGAACCTGCATCAAGTTCTCCAGTTAATGTTATATTTCTAAATGATGCCACATCTTTGTTAGCATCTGCAGTTACAACTTTACTTGCAACAACAACACCAACTGATTGACCAGTATCACTGTAATTTAATTCTGCACCAGTTGCAGTAACACTTGTGCCATTTATAGAAAAGGCATCTGTTTCAAGTGTTCCATTGACATCTATACTACCTTCAAGGTCAATATCACCATTTACAATTAAATCATCTGTAACAGTTAAATCATCTTGTACTTTTAAATCTACTACATTTAGAGAAGCAAAAGCATCTACAACTGCCGCTCCGCTGCCTGCACCATCTAAATATACTGCTTTAGTGTCTCCAGGTGGTATAGTTATGTTTGCACCAGACCCTTGACTTATAATTATATTTTGAGAACCACTTGTGCCATTTTCTATGAATTGCATACGTTTCATAGTATTTGGTGCAATTGTTATTGTACAAGCACTATCTAGTGTACCAGTGTATCTAAGATACATAGCTCTACCAGCATCACTTGCACCATCAGCGACTGTAGTGGTGTGAGTGTCAGCATTTGTTGTAATACCTTCAGTGCCAAATCCCATTGCCTCTCCAATAAGCTCTAGGTTTGTATTTGTAGTATTACCCCAAGTTCCACTAGCATCGCCAGTTGCCAATTCATTTAATCTTAAATTATTTACATAAGTACTAGCCATTTGTCTTGCTCCCTTACGCTATTGTTATGATAGCATTTGCACCTGCGGCTGGAAAAACAATTCTAAATGTACCAGAAGAAACTGTAAAATCACCACCAAAGTTCAATACTGCAATTGCTTTGTCACTTGCAGAATTATTATATATCAATGCACCTCTAGCAGTAAATGATGCACTTGTCCATGTAGGATCAGCGGCATCAAAGAATGCAGTTGTGCCACTTGTTGATACAGTTTTACTTGTTAATGCTTCACCACCAGTTGTGTAACCATTACCACTAGCTACCTCATTTGATGTTGTATATGCAGTCGTTGCCGCATCTAATGATGCAGAACTTGTATAAAGAGCTATCTTTAATGTATCTGCCGCTAAATCGTGAACCTCATCTAAAATTTCTGCTTTAAATGATGTACACATTGCTTGTGTTATCGCCATTGTTAAATACCTCCTTCGTATTCTGCTTGATAATTACGTTGCATCTCTTGCTGAAACAATGCTATTGCCTCATCAAATTGAGCCTTATACAAGTTTACACTATCCTGAGCTTTAAGAAAAGAGGAACTTTCCAACAAACAAGCAGTCAGCAAAACTTGCTCTGCATTATCTCCTATCCAACTAGTGGCGTTACTAGGAGACAATCCCGTTTCTAGACCTATAAAGTCTACTTCATATGCTAGAGTAGCACTTGGTGAAGGTGCTAATAAAATTTTAATTCCAGATGTATTTGCTTCTCTTGTCGCATACATAAATGGAACTCCAGATGTACTTGCATTTGGTGTATAATCTCTTAGATAGCTATCTACTCTATGTTTTAAATAAATTACATCACTATCTGCTTGAGTAACTGCAACTTGTCTAATCATTCTCGCACCACTTACAGAATACTCTTTTGTACCTATAACTAAATTTCCAGAAAGTTTTTTTCTATAACAAGGTAAATTAGGCAATCTTCCAAAGATCATACTTTCAGCTTGTGTTATTATTGTAGGTATTGATGTTTCAAATTCTGTTCCATCATCTTCTAAATAATTTTTAATATTTGTTACTAAACTTGTATAATTCATTTAATTACCCCATGTTCCATCATTCCATGCTCCTTCACCAAACCCAGGATTGATCGCCACACTTTCAGTTCCTACTGCAGTAGTTCCAGCAACTCCAGTAGTTGGAACATCTGTATCTAGACTTACTGTACCAATTCCACCAGTTCCTGCAACTCCACTTTCTGTTAATTCATTTTCTGGAACATAAGTTCCTATTGCAGTTGTGCCTTGTACTGCATTTACTGGAGTCGGGCCGACAAAAATATCAATAGTACTTGCACCAACACCACCAATTCCTCTAACTTCTTCATCTCCACCCCATACACCAAGACCAAAAGCATTTTCTCCCCAACCATTAGTGTTAGTTTCTGGTATTTCACTTTCAGCAACCTCTGTACCTGCATTTGCAGTACCAGTGGCACTTGTTGGTGTAACAGTTAGATTAAGTTGTCCATTACCTTCTTCTCCAAATGTTCCAATAGCACTTGTACCAGAGACACCAGTAATTCCTATATCTGCATTAGGTACAGAGCTACCAACTGCACTTGTGCCTTCAATTCCTGTTAATGTGCCAGTAGATATATCAAGACCTTCAGTTCCAGTCGCACCAGTTCCAGAAACACCACCATTTGCTAAATCAAATATTCTATCATGTGTAATTGCTTCAGTGCCAGTCGCACCCGTTGCTTGAACTCCAGTGGTAACTGCTCCAGTTTGGTAATCACCAATAGCAGTTGTACCTGTTACTTTACTTGGACTTACATCAATTTGATCTTGTGCAATTACAGTTCCAATAGCTCCAGTGCCTTGAACTCCACTAACATCAAAACCCGCGGCTGCCGATCCAATCGCACCAACACCTTGTACTCCAGTTTGGTCTTCTTCTATTACAAATGAAACAGTTCCAATACTACCTTTAGCATTTATATGTGTGCCTATTTGAGATCTCTCAACTCTTGATAAGAATATATTGCTAGTAAAAGCAAAATTTATAACTACATTTTCTGGATCATTATCTGGTCTTGGATTTCGTAATGCAGTTGCATCTACTACATTTGTAGCTGGAGTTAGTTGTGGGTGTTTTGGATCGTACTCTGAAGGCTCTACTCTTAAATTATCCCAAGTCGTTTTCAATTGGGTATAGGGTATCTTAGCTCCACTTATGTCGCTTATGGCTTTAGAATTTTTTCCTGAAGCATAATTAGCCATTATCTTAGGTTAAGTCCTGTGGGTTGCAGTTTGAGAGAAACACCATCATTGTCGTTAGATGATGCATATTCAAAAGCCTCTTTATACAAAACACTTAATAATGGAAATTTATCTGGTGCAAACTTAACTGATAATTTACTTGCAAGTCCAGCACATATGCATTCTGACCAAGTATATGGTATATCACTATCTTGGTTTGATAAAGTAACATCGTCTTGTTGTGTCATTGCCCAATAATTTAAAACATATGTGCCAATATCTGGTGTTTGCCATACATAAATTTTAAAAATATTATTTGAACCTGTTTGCCTACCTTTATCAAACATATATTGATTTGGTTTTCCAGTATTTGTTTTGTTTGGTATTTGATTATATTCAGATATTGTAACTCTGTTTACTATTGTATCTGTTCTAGTAGCATCTGCAGAATTGAAAATTACTACATCTAAAAAATCTAAAATTCCTGCAGGTAGATCATAAGAACTTGTACCTTGAGCAAGATTTAAGGTGTTTTGTGTTACAGTCCAATAGTTTATGCCACGATTTGCCCATTCTGAGAATAATAAATTGAGGCTACGCCTTGCAGATATGGCTTGATCTCCAGTTCTTGTCTGAATGTCAAGTCCACATCTTTCATAAGCCTCAGTTATTATTTCTTCAATATTAGGTCTAAATGCAACTGTGTTTGATGTTGCCATATTCCACTCTAATACTTCTTAGTCATTGTTAAAACAATTTGATACGAATCACCACTTCCTGCACCAGTCGTAGTAAATAATATATCACCACTTGGATTAGTGCCAGTTTGTTTTGTGTTAGGTAAACCACCTTCATCTGTGTAGTCTACTTCACCACTTTGACCCTCATCAAGATTTAGCATAATAATATCAGCATCAGCATCTGCTAAAACTCTTACAGTCATTCCTTTAACAACCCAAGTACACTTTGTGATTTTAACTCCAGTACATGGACTGCCATTGGCGTTTGATTGTAATGTTGAAACATCTACCTTTTTAACTGCAGATTCATCTCCAGTATCTACATACTGATATTGAAATGCCATAACGATTTGACGAGTATTTTCAGAAAGAATGGTGCTTGATGTAATATCAGCCATTTACTTCTCCTATTAAGACGCTACGTCAAAACCATGAATTGTTATAAGTAATCTTCCTGCAGTATAGTTGGCATTTGTTGCTGATCCAGATACTAAGTATAGATATTGATCTGCTACAATCCCACCTCCAGCTACTCTAGAACCTGCGGCTAGATCACCACTATTTATGATTTGAGTTTCAGTTAAGTCACCAATTGCACTATCTTCAACTCCAGTCGCTTCTGTAGCTGAATATAAATCAATGTCTGGATCACCACCTGCAGGAGTTTCAAAACACTCCATAGTAACACCAAAAACTACACCAGTGTTTGCAGTTGTCACTCTACCTATGTAGGCAACTCCAGTACCAGCTTTACCAATAATATCATTTGCACCACTTGAAGCTAATCCAGTCAAATCTATCATAATTGTAGTTTTAACTAAATTTACATTTGTAGTTGTATCCATCT